AGCCACCCGGCCGGCAGCAGCAGTGCCAGAATAAATGCCGCCCGCAGATTCCTCATCGTAAGTAACTCCCGTTTGGCGCTCTCAACTGTGTTATCGGCAGGCGGCGGCGCATCGCCTCCACTCGACGGCCCGCGCTACCAGACCGACTGGATGGCGGCCTGCGCAATGGGCGCCAGGATCGCGTGGCCAGCCGCCGTGGGGTGCTCGCCGTCCGAATAGTTAGTTGTGTTGCCGGCGCACCCGGAATCGCAGCCCATGGTAGGGCTGGCGGCGAAATCCGCCAGCGCGTCGTACCACCCGGAGGTGTCGGCGTAGATCAATGCGTTGACCGCATCGCGAAACGTGTTGAAGCCGGACGTCGTCTGCGGCAGCAGCGTGGCTACCACCACCTTCAACCCCGGACTGGCGGCCTTGCGCGCCAAGCAATAGGCCTTCAGGTTCGCCTCGAAGGTGGACGCGCCGTCGCCCATGTCGTTCGCGCCCAGAAAGATCATGAGCACCTTGGCGCCTTTGATCCCGGAGAACCAGGAATCGATGGTGGATGCCCGCGCCAGGACCTGGGTCATCCCGCTGCCGGAAACGGCATCGTTTCCGCCCTGGGGGAATGGCGAGATCGCGAACTGGGCGAGCGAGTAGTATTTCTGTGCGCCAGGCACGCCGGTGGTCGGATCGGTGATCGAGTCGCCCTCGAAGGCGAGGAACTGGCTCAACGCCGGGATCGTCACGCCGCGCGCGGCCATCTGGGACCGGATTGCGGCGGTGTTCGACGCGATTGCCGACGCCGAATGTGCCACGCTGTAGATCGCCACGTATCCGATCTGGCCCGGCCAGAAAGCAGCCTGGGCGAAGTCGCTGAGAAATAGTTGCGAGATCTGGACGGGCGCCGACGCGCCCACGTTGTAAATCGCCACCTGCGCGCCGTCCAGGTAGAGGCTGATGTTCGCGCCGTCGTACTCGCCCACGAAGATGTGCCAGTTGCCGTCGTTCAGATTGGCAGCATAGGCGTAGGACAGGAAGGTGCCGAATCGCATGCGCGGGAAGTTCACGCCTGAGTCCGCTCCCGTGAGGTAGAGGTGCGGCGAATTGTAGTTGTCGCTGATGATAGGCGCATAGCCGGCCAGAACGTTGGTGCCGGTCCATTTCACCGCTGCGTACACCGTGGCCGTGAAGAGGTCAATCGGTTGCCAGCCGGTCGCGACCATGAAGCTGTTGCCGCTATGGACGGTGCAATCGATACCGGCGGTTACCCAGGCGCACTGGTGCACGGTGGTTTGCGGGCCGCCTCCATTTACCATCTGATAGACCTGGGGCACGTAGGTCGTGGGGTGGCTTCCGATTTCCAGTTGCACGCCCCAGATCAACAGATCGAGATGGTCGCCGGTAGCGTCCTGGTTGACGGGGATCACATAGGTGCCACTGCCGGAGGCCGTGAACGTATACGACGCGCGCATCCATCCCGTGGCCGGCACGGTGATGTTTGGACCGTAATTGACGTTGTTGTCGGTCATCCGAATGGTCTGCGCCGCGCCCGTGTTGCTCGCCACATAGATGCTTAGCGTGTAAGTCTGGCCGGCGGTGTACGTATTGCCCGTCGCTGCGGCGAGATAACCGCCCGTGGCCGACGCCTGAAGGCGCGACGCGATGAAATCGCCATTCGGATCGGCGGCGTAAAGATCGGTCATGGTCATCGCCACCGGAAGCCAGACCGAGGTTCCGGCGGCGAAGTTCTGCTCGGACGGTCCGACCAGATTGTAGTAAGGCTGCGGTGTGTAAGCGTAGTTATAGGCGATTGCACCGAGGCCCTCGGCCAGCGGGTATTCGGCCACAAGACCGGCTTGCGGCAACGTGGCCGCGGCGGTGCCCAGAACCACCTGGGAAGTGTTGACGCAGGTCATGCCGGCGATGGGCATCGGCGCAATCTGCTGGCCAGGACCGCACTGCCCCCAAAGCGCCAGCGCGCCGGCGCACACGAGTAGAATCGTTTTCATTTGGAGTTCTCCCTTCTGGTTACTGGTAAGTGAGCGTGGACGCGTTGGCCCAGATGTTAGTCCGCGCGGACGATCCGCCGGCCCATTGCTCCCCGACGAGTTGGTTGTTGGCGTTGTAAGTGTATTGCTTGATCGCCCACACAGCCTGGTTGGCCTGGGGGTCGAGCGCAGAGTTCGCCCACCCCTCGTACTGGAGCAGACCGGCGGCGTTGTAAGCGTATGCTTTGGTCGCCGGAATGGCGGGCGGTGCGTCTGGCGAAAACAGAGGATACGGTCCCATGGCGAAGTTTCCTTTCTAAGCTCCCGTTAGAAGACCTTGGCGGCCCGACTGTTTACCGGCAAAGGAGGCAGAGGCCAACTAAGCAGCGTCAGATGATCGACCGCCCAAAAACAGATAATCGGCATTCCGGCGTTCACTGCCGCCAAGTACTGCGCTACCCAGGCGCAGGCGCCGTTGAACCACGGGACGAGGTAAGCCGTCGCTGACTTGGCATAAGTCATCGTCGTGGTCCCGTAAGCCATCGCCGCCTTCGCCAGATCGAGGTTCAGGTACGTCGCGCCCCAGGAGAGCGCCTCCAGCTTCAGCCGGTCGATGTCGCCGTTCGGAGCCATGAACTGCGAAGGGATGTTCACGTAATTGTTCAGCCGGCCGCCCTGCGGGTACGGGTACCCGGCGTTCCAATAGACGGTCGGGTTGTTGGTGTCGAAGGGAAGCAGCCATTCGACCTTGGCCCCGGAGTACGCCGCTTTCACCGCCTGCGCGACGGCGTGCATGACCGCCGCCGCGCTTGCGCCCTTGGTCGCCCACAGGCAGTACACACCGTCGTTGTAAGTCTTCCAGCACTGGCGGCTGGCCTGCCGCTCCGGGTACTGATTCATGATCTGGAAAAAGCCATCGGAGCAGACCACCGGGAAGTTCGGTGTGCCGTCGCTCGTAAAGTTCTGGATGACGCCCTTCCAGATTTGGATGACAATGCCGGAGTTGACGTTGAAGGCGCAGAAATCGATCTCCGCGTACTTGAGATCGGTGTCGTTGGAGAGGTCCGTCATCGTGCGGTCGGCATTGCCGAAGGTAAAACGCACGCTGTCGGAGGAGCCTTTGATGTCCTGCGAGATCAGCGTGTCGGAGCCGGGCTCGCCGATCCCGGTGATACGCGGCAGGTAGAGTTGCGAACTGCCCGTCCAGCCGAGTGCGGCGGCCACCGCGCCCGCCGCCCCATCGGTGAGCGTCACCCGCCGGTCCGCAAGCCAGATGTCCGGTACGGTGGCCTCTTGCACGCGGATGACCGCCGAACACGAAAAGCTGTACAGAATACCCGTTTGAAGTGTCGTTGGGCCTGCTTTCTATGCGGGACAGAATTGGACGTGCTCCCGCACCGTCTAACCCCAAGCCGTCCTCGTGCGAGCGACAATCGAAATGAACGTCTGTCCGACTCAGCCGCGAGAGACTGGTCGAAGCCGAGTCGCGGCGCCCCGTCGCTCTGTGCTGCGAAAGTCGATCTGAAAACCGGGTTGCGAGTACTTGCCCGTATAACGCCCGACCCCGCGGAAGCCATGCTGGCTGACGAGATACGTCGGACTTGGCGGCCCGGAGACCGGCTACTTCGAGCTCTCTATCCAAACCAGTTCGGACGCAGCGGTACCCACCTGGGATTCGACTGCTGATGGCGCTCGCGGTCGTGGACCCACGGATCGTTCGGACGATGGCCCCAGCCGTCGTCGCGGAACTGCGAGGTGCCCTGCGTCGGTGCTGTTGGCCGGCGCTTCACTGCCGACGCCGACACGACGCCGCGCAACGGTGCCTGCTGCGTGGGCGGGGCGGCCACTGCGTTCTCGCCACACACCGGGCAGCACTTCGGACAGAACGTTCCACGATGGAAGACCGGCTGATGCATCTTCTCCGCGCGCCCGCCGCAAGCCGTGCAGGCGGCGGTCACGATCCCCGACTGAACGCAATGTGCCATCAGCGATTAAACCAATCCCTTCTCTCGACCCACTCAGGCTCGGGGCGGCTCGGCGGCGGCAATGGGCGCGGCGCACGGTCCCGCTCCCCGTCATCGGCAGACCGCGGAAGCATCGCGTCGATCTGATCTGCCTGCTTATTCAATCGGAACCGCCCGGCGATCAGCGATTGCAATGCCGCATAAGCATAGCAGCGCGCATCGAGCGCCTCGTTGCGCGCGCCCGGCTTCTTGGTCCACTCGCGGTGCGCGAAGCCCTTGTTGTATCGGACCTTGCACGTCTCGGCGGTAAGCTGCTCGAAGTAACCGAGGTCGTACAGATCGCTCAACGGGAAATGGCAGAAGCCCGGTCCGGCGTCCGCGATCTTCAGCCGGGCGTAGAGCGCCTCCTTGCCGGCGTCCACGCCGATGACCCACAGCGGGCGACTGTCTTTCGCCTTGCTATGCAGGCGCGGCCAGATCGGCCGTTGCCCCGCCGCGCCCTTGATCGGATACATGCGGGGCGCGGCGGCCCGGCGCTGGCGCTCGGTGCAGAAGGTTTGCACGATGGACTGGTGGAAGCCCGAGTCGACGCACGCCACCGCGATCTCCATCTCGCGCCCGCACGGATGCTCGAACCGCAACGAGAGCACTTGGTCGAAGGCGTCCCACAGATCCCGCTGCGCCGGGTCGCCCGCCAGGACGATGTAAGCGAGCGACCACGACTCCTCGTCCTTTCCCCACCCGACAATTTCCAACTCGATGCGGTCGGCCTGCAGGTCCGCGCCCAGCGTGATCAGAGCGACGCCCGCCGGCAGCTTCACTTCCGGCTGGTAAGGTTGCCGCCGCGCCAGCAGTTCGCTTGCGTCGGTCTTCATCGTCCCGGCCAGTTGAAACGTCTCCGCGAGAACCGTGTTGGTGAACGTCTGCATCCGCTCGGGCGACTTGCGGGCGCGCAGGAAGTCCCGCGCCAGTTGTCCCCACGTGGTCCAGGGCGAATACAACCCGTTCAACCAGAAGCCCGCCGTCTCGCCGTCGCCGGTCCCCTCCGCGCGCCATCGGCCGCGCGCCAGCATATCGGGCTTGTGGTGATCGGCGATGTGCTCGTGGCACCGCTCGCATTCGTACCACGCCTCGGCCGGCTTCTTGTCCCACTTCACCTGGGCCCACCGCAGGACTTGGAACGCGCCGCAGTACGGGCACGGCACGTCGAACTTCCGCTGGTCGGACTCCTGGTACGCCGCGTCGATCCGGCTCGCGTCGGCAATCGTCGGCGTCGAGATCATCACGATCATCCGGTTGGCGAAGGTCCCGGTGCGCTTGATGGCTAAGTCCACCGGGTCGCCTTCTTCGGTGCCGGAGCCGCCGCTCGACGCCGACGTCGGGTACGCGTCGACCTCGTCCATCAGGAGGTACCGCGCCGGCATCGAGCGCAGTCCGACCGCGCTGTTGGCGCCGGTCGCCACCAACACGCCGCCCGGAAACTCCTTCGCCAGAATCGTGTTGCCCGAGTCGCGCTCACGTGGGTCCGACACCAGCCTCGCCAGAACCCTGGTCGTCTCGATCAGCGTGGCGATACGCTGCCGCGAGAACCGCTTTGCCAACTCGACAGTGGGCTGTACCATCATCGTCGGTCCAGGCGCGTAGTGGATGATGTAGCCCAGGAAGTTCAGGAGCACCTCGGAACCGCCGATCTGCGCCGGCTTTACGAACACCACGCGAGAGAAGGGCGACGACGGCGAGAGGCAGTTCATGATTTCGCGCAGGAACGGGGTGCGCGACGTGCGCCACCGGCCCGGCTCACCAGCCGAGACGCGCGAGAGCACGCGGTACTCGTCGGCCCACTCGCTTACGTCGCGGTCGGGATCGGGCAGGAGCGCGGCTTCGAACGGCGCGTCCACCGCCGTGTAGATGGACTCGGGAACGTCGAGAGGTCTGATCGCTGTGGCCATCTGCTTCTTCTATCGGCCGGCCCGCGGGCGCGTCCCCAAAAAACCGCACGTTCGTTTTCTACACGCTACCGAGTGCGTGCGCCAGCGCCTCCAGTTCGCGCGTGATTTCCGTCCGCAAGAGCACGTGGACCTTGCGCTGGTCGTTCTCGGCGGCCAGTGTACTCGCCAGCCGATCTGGAAGCCCGAGCAGTCCGTCCCGCAGCACGCGCACGTGTTCGGAGATCCGCAGGCGCACGCCCTCGGCGTCGATTAACTTTCCCTGCTTGGTTTCGAATTCGAGCCTCGCGAGCTTGGCCTGAAAAACCGTGCGGATCGTTCGCGCCTCGGCGTACGTCGTCCTCTGCTGCGCCCCGCCGATGGAGTCGTCGCCGCCGCGCACGCTGGTCGCCGGACGGGCCGGTAGCGGATCGTCGATCTCCGGGAGCGGTTTGTCGTCCAGCACTTGGTCGGAGGCGCGCACGTCGATCTTCGTGCCACGCATCACCAGCACGCCGGCCTTCACCAGCTTGTTGATGTACTGTTTGCTCTTGCCCCGGTGCTTCGCGTACTGGACTTGGTCCATCAGCGCGGGAATTTCGGAAGCCATCCTGGGCCAAGCATAAGCGATCTCACCGCAGCTCCGTCAAGTACTTTCGCGCGCCGTCCGCGTACCGCTGTGGAATCTGGGACTTGCGGGCGGGCGGTCAACCATGGGTCAACCACGGTCAACCTCATTCCGAACGCCTATCGCTAGCGAAACTCCGCACTATTTCAACCCGCGGCCGCGGATCGGAAATCAGGTCCCGCAAATCCGGCCGCGCCTATGAGATAGCCATCGACGCGCCACACGGCGCGCCTGTTCGCACGCATCCGGGCCGCTGGATAGAACGTTCGCGCCGACCTTCGATTCAACACGCGCGCCCGTGGCGCAGCCAGCTAGCAACGCGCGCCAGTTGTACTACAAGACCGCGCGAGTTTGGTACGATGGAAAGACGGCTGTGGGCCCAGTAACAGGCCCGGTTTTGGGAATCGCGTTGGAAGTTTTTCTCCGCTTTTCGACGTGCTAAACTGAAGTCTCCGTGGACCCTTAGCTCAGTTGGTTAGAGCGCCTCCCTGACACGGAGGAGGCCAGTAGTTCGAGTCTACTAGGGTCCACCACTCCCTCTCCTAATTTTCGATTCCCCCGAGTAGTTTCAGGAGTGCGATTACATGGCGACGTCTGAAGAATCCGACAAGCGGCCTGACACGCTGACACAAAGAGTCGACAGGTACAAGGCCGAGGTAGAAGGGATCGTCGCCCGTGGCATCGAACACCCCAATTGCGAGTTGAAACGCTCAGCCGCCCCTTCCGGCGGAAGCCTCGCGGACCGAGCGGAGTTCATCAAGTTGGTTCAGGGTCTCGCAAACGCGGATCTCGATGAAGAGCGACTCATCGTAGTGGGAGCCGATCAACGGCAGCGAAGGTTCTTCGATGTCGACAATACTAGGGATTTTGATCCCGCCACGCTGTCGACGATCTTCGAGAAGTATCTCGAACCCGCGCCGAGGTTCGAGGCGTTCAATAGCCTTACGACGGAAGTTGGCGAGCGGTATATCTTGATTGTGCTTGGCCCGGAACAACCGCGCCCTGTTGTTGTCGCTACCGAAGCCACATCAGACGGGCGAACCTTCCTGAGAGCGGGTGATATTTGGGTCAAGAAAGACACGGGTCTTCGCATTGCCACAAGGGCTGATTTGGAGGCCATCTATGAGAAGCGCATCGACCAGGAGGCGGAAACTCGGGCGCGCAGCAGATTCAAACACATTCAGGAGGAGTTTGGGCCAGCACTCATCCGGCAAGTCGAGGTTCCGCAACCGCACCGCGGACTACTGGTAGGCCCGAAGAAAGACTTACGGTCCTTCGCAGAGTTGACGATCTCAAACCGGGACACCGGGCGCCTGAATGTGATGGTAGAGATGGCACGTGAGCGACTCGTCGAAGAATGGGATCCCCATGAGGTGTCGGATGTTGGAGTGGCCGAGATCCCAAGCGAGTGGTGGGACGAAATCCAGGAGTTCTATCGTGACGCATTTATCCCATCACTAGACGCTTTGGTTGAACTGGGCCTACAGACAGTCAAGTACGGCGGGCCTAGCGAATGGGTTCGGCTCGTGGTCGACGTCTTAGTTGATGCAATCGAGAGGGCTCGCAACTTCCACCGTCTACGCGGTATTCCCGTGGCAGAACATGGGTGCTTGTCCTTCAGCAGACCGGCATTCGTGGCCTATCTTGGTGTTCGTGCTCTGGCAACCTACGCAGTGAAGCGCAATCGATTTTCGTATTTGCGAGAAATCCTGCCGAGATTCATTAGGCAGTTTACTGTCGAGAACCGAAGCCAAGAACGCACTCCACTCCTCTTCTGGCCATTCGCGATTGGCGGTCTGCAGGACACCGTTGCCGGAGGACGCAATCGGGGTTTCTGGAATGAACACATCCAGGGCGCGTGGGGATTCTACTTTGGAACGCAAGACGGATTCTTGGCCGCCGCGGCCCAGTTAGAATTCATCCTTGAATTCAATTCATATGTCTTCGAATCACTTCACGACCCGCAAATTGCTCGAATAAAACAGCAGATGCCCGACAGGAGTTTTGAATATGTCCCAGACTTCTGGGCTAGTCGACTGAACGACGTGGAGCCGATAGCATTACGCTTTTATGAAGCCCTAAAATCGGGCGGCGGTGTTCCACCAGAATTTGCTATAGACAACAGCGCCTGTGATGCCATCCTCTCGGGAAAGGAAGCTTCGGCACGTCTTCAACTTCTCGGTGGATACTTGACGCACTTGAAAAACTGGCAGGCCGAGGTAATGACACGCCAGTTTCGTCGACACCCATTCATGTTCGATTGGGGGGGACCGCTGAAGCAGATTGCCGATGCGTACCGCGAGAACACCAAGTCCAAAAAGTGAACTCTCCCGCCCTTGGTTTTGCGTGTTTGCCCTCGCGGCCCTGTCCATATCACACACCATCCAGAGCCTGAGCGATTGACCGACCACCCGCGCGCCACATACTGGCTGTGCTACGTTTTACTAAGCTAAGGCAAGGGAGTTCGCACATGGACCTTAGTAAGGCGCTGCACGATCTGTACGCGGAGAGGCGGCGATTGGAACACATCATCACCGCGTTGCAGGAGCTCCAGCAGGGTGATGCCACCACACCGCCGTCGCAGCGTGGCTCGATGGCCACAGCAGAGCGAGAGCCTCTATTCAGCACCCGCGCTTGCCGTCTTAGGCCCAATTTGTGCACCAGGCGCTTTACTTAACGGTAGGACCTTCAAGTTGCCGTTCTCGTCTCTGTGAAGTACTACTCCGATTGCTGAGAGTTTGTTCAGCAGGTCTACCTCGGCTTCGATTGCCTTGAACTCTGCAACTCGTGCCTCCGCGACCGCTTTTCGAGCATCGGCCTCTTCCTTAATGGTCCGGCTCTCCAAAGATCGGCGTTGAAGTTCAGCCTCGATCTTTAATTTTTCGGCGTCAGCGAAATTCTTAACCGCAGCCGCGAATTCGTTATTCGCTAGTCCTTCCAGTTTTCGACGGCCGAGGTCAACGGCCTCTCCAAGAACTTCGCTTGGCCGAACGTGATGCTCCTCCGCAAACGCCGACACCGCGCTCGTTGTCGAGCGGAATCGATCACCAGCCGCTCCGAACCAATCGGAGGGCCAAAGGGCCTTGACGGTCGCGATTAGCCGAACGAAGTGTCGTTTCCGATCAGGCATAAGCGAGCGCAGCGGTAGTCACTTCTTCGAAATCAAAGTCCGTAATGAATCCGACGCCGCCGCACTTTCTGTAGTGATCAGCTAGAACTGAAAGTACTGCTGAGATTTGTTCGGGTCTGAGATGCTCGGAGAACGTAATCTCAAAAGTGTCAGAGGACGGCTTTTCGGTAACAATACGACGTCGCGCCAGAACCTCTACCAAATCGCGCGTCCCGAATACGCGATTCTCTTTCCACCCAGCGGCCAAAGGGATTTCGGAGTCCTCCGTACCGTCAGCTCGGATTCGCCGAGCGCCGACGGCGCGAGGGATAATGTTGATTGGCCAAATCGTGTCGTCGGAATATCTCGCACCACCAAGAGAGGCATCTTCGATGTAGGCGTACTTCAGATTCGCTCCACGAAGATCCGCGTCGCGTAGATCTACGCTCTTCAGTGACGCGTTGCATAGATTTGCTCCTCTAAGGTCTGAATTGCGGAGGTTTGCGCCGTCTAATTTCGCCCAGTCGAGGTTTGCCTGCCGCAGATCCGCGTTACTCAGGTTCGCGAATCGTAAGATCGCTTTACGCAGATTTGCGTTGACCAGATCAACCTTGATGTCACGTCCGGCTTGTGCCCGCCACTCGTTCCAGAGCGAGATCTCGTTTAATCGCTTGATGTGACGCGCGTTAGCCATAGGATTCACAATAATACACTGGCCTAGGACAGTCAGCAATCTTCACCTACTGCCCATTTCAGCACGCTTCGCTGTTTCTGAGCCTATGCGGGACCGTTCCTGCGTTAGCACCGGAGATGAGGATGTGGCCGGCTCTGTTCACGGTTGGTCGGCCATCTAAGCTTGAACCTGCTCCGCGACAGCTTTTACGCCTTGAAGCTGCAAGTTTAGGCCAGGCTTTACGTTGGCACCCTGGCGGCGCGTCTGGGAGTCACCGTCTTCTCTAAAGCCTTGCTGTCCCTCACGGCTGATAGACCCTTCCTAAACCACTCTTCGCGTTCAGAGTCCCACTCGGCAGCACCCGCAAGGGGCCTCACAATGGTTTGTAGACCCGCGCGATGTGCTGCGCCAGCGCCAACGGGATCTTCGCGATCTGCGCGGACGCAGCTCGCCGCCGCCGGCTGCTGCTGGGGAACCGCGTGAAGCCGGCATCGAACCACGCCGCCCCGCTGCCCTTCATCTTCACCCCGGACGCGAACGGCATTAGCGCCGGCACGTCTCCCCACAGGTAGTAGCTGCCGAAATGCCAGGCCGCGGGCCCCACCCATCGTTCCGCGCCGCGCACGTTCTCGACGACCATGGGCACGTGATGTCCCGCGGCTTCCGACGCTTCACGTTGCAGCCGGAAGCACGTCTCGAACAGCCCGTTCGATGGCGCCGGCAATTCTCGTACGCGTTTCCATGGCATCGCGCGGTAGGAATACTCCTGGCACGGTGGCGACGCCACGATGCACGCCGCGCGCCCGAATTGTGAACCGTGCAACGTGAGGACGTCCTGCAGCGCCAATTCGCCGGGATACGATCCGTTGCCGTAGTCGTGGCGCTCGATATCGAAGCCGACGACGCGGTAGCCCTCGGCCAGGAAGCCTTCGGCCCAGCCGCCCAGCCCGCAGAAGAGATCGACCGCCAGAGGAGAGTCCGGCACGCATACCGGTAATCGGCAGCGCGCGTGGTGCCTTCCCTATAACGCAAAAAGCCCGCCCCGAAGGGCGTGGTTGCAATTCTGAAAACGCGGCCGCAAATCTCCGCGCTACTTGAACGGTCTACGCTTGGGCATGTCCCACGATCTCGTGACGGCCAGCCGTTCGAGGTTGGGCATGCACAGTCGCTCGTAGGAGAAATGCTCCTCGTCGCGGTCTATTGCCAAAAGGCGGCGTTGCCATTCCTGCCGCGGGCCTTCATAGTATGTTCTGTTGATCGTCCAAGTGAAAAGATCGGCCGCCTGGAGTCCAATGGAATCGCGCATGTCGCCTTCCTCGGTATGCACGCATGACGGAAGCAACGGAATGTACTCTTTAGCCTTCTTGCTCTCGCGGCGATTCTCGATGTACCCGCGAAACTTCTCGTTCTGATCGTAGAAGCAATGAATTTTCCGGTAACCTCGAAACAGGCCGTAAGCTTGGCATCCGGCGGTCGCATGGACGGCGCAAATCTCCTCGGGATGCCCCAATTCGGGATGAAGTTCGAGGGCTCGCCGGAAGTCGTCTATGGAGACAGTCACTGCGGCGGGGCGGAGACCGTGATAGAGCCAGTCCTTGCCGCGTCGGACAGAAGCGTGCTTCTCGATCACTGACACGCAATCAGAAATGAGGGCATCAACACGCACTTCCTCCCAATCCTCAAAGTCCTTTTTTCGGGAAACCGCATCTGTCGTGTGAAGAAACGGAGCCCCATGCTTTCCAAGGACGGACAACCAGTCAGAGTTAAGGGCTTTCCAGATGATGTCGGAGCCGGACACGCCCACGAGAGTCATCCTGTCGCGGGATTGGTATTGGGTCCGGCCGCCGTCGAAATAGCAGTTGAATGGCACGGCAGATGTTCCTAATTCACCATAACTCCCAAGTTTAAGCGCACAGCAGTGCTCTGGTCCGCCGGGCCCGACGTGAGCCAATCGTGGCGGCCAACGGCGCGTGCCATAAAACTGCTAGACATCGCGAAAAACTTGGGTTACGATCATTTCGTCGCGGTACCCTTTCGGGCGCGCGACGTCCCTCCGCAAATCCCCAAAAACCACGATGCCAGGATAGCCACGATGTACCGTGGTTGATCGCGGCTATCGTGGCAGACTATCTCCCTTCCGGTCAGATCGATAGCCCAACCGA